ACACCAACCCTAGAGCAGGGTCACATTGGTATGCACCGTTTGTTCACACACTTCAAACAACGCACTAAGAGTTATACTATCATCTTAGATGGTGGTGTTTATTCACTTATACAGTATCCAACCGAAGATGAGTTAGCAACTTACACTGCTTACTATATGGGTGGATGTCAACATACTGGAATCAGCGATGCCATTAGAACAGCAATGATTGCTGATGGGATTGTTACTTCGGCTAACTTTACAACAGAGTAGGGACAAATGCACCAACATATTAGCAAGGTACTTGATTGGGGTTTTACCCCAGACCATAACTTTGTGGCTACCAGATACGGATGCGTCCTCTGTGATGCAACACAAGAAAAGCCATTTGAGTATGAAGAAGTTTCTATTGACCATACTCAGTGTGATGAGGATTGCTTTGGCTGTAAGGCTAAGAACCTTCAGTTAAATGCAGGTGATGCTAGAGGCGATGTAATTGCAAGTGGCACAACACAAAAGAAGTGGAACTCTGAACTTGAAGCATATCGTAGTGCTAGAGCACAGGGTATCCAGCCTAACGGCACAAGAGCACATCAAATAGAAGCGGCACATGATGCATCTGATAAATTAGGTGCAGCGTATGACGGCGGTACAATGGTACAAGCAAAGAAGATAGACAAACCAACAGCCACAGTAATGCGAGAACTCAAGGAAGCAGGAATACAATAATGCCAATGGTCGGAAAAACTAAATTCCCTTACACAGCAGCAGGCAAAGCAGCAGCAAAAAAGGCAGCCTACAAGACTGGTGAAAAGATGGAATCAAAGTCTGAAAAGAAGATGGAAACTAAGATGGGCATGAAGAAGATGGCTAAGAAGCCTATGAAGAAGATGGGTAAGAAGAAGTAATGGCAGCCAAGAAGCCAACACCAACTCCTAAGCCAAAACTCACAGGTTCAATTGCAAAAGTGCTTAAGCCTATTAAGCCTGCTCCAATGACACCACAAGATGCAGCAATGTATAAACTTCTTCAGAAGAAGTATCCAGACTTGTATCCAAAGAAAAAGTAATTAAGGTAGGGGACAATGGCTAAACAAAAGAAAGAAACCCTAGCAGTCGCTTGGTGCGACAATGGTATGGTAGATGGAAAGTTTATGGAAGGTGTCGTAGATACTCTCATAAACTCAGGTGTAGAGTTCTGTGGGTCACTACGTGCTCACGGTAATCAGATAGCACAACAGCGAGAGATGTTAGTCAATCGCTGGTATGACAATAATAAATCTGATTGGCTACTCTGGCTTGACTCGGACATTATGATTACTCCAGAGAAGTTTCTTAAACTCTGGAATCGTAGAGATGCCGTAGATATTCCATTGCTTACTGGTGTTTACTTTACAAGTAATGAACCAGAACAACCATTGATGAAACCCTTAGCAACTGTTTATGAGTTTGCTGAGGCTGAGTTTGGTATTGGGATTAGACGTTTAGACCCACTACCAAAGAATGCCTTTATCAAGGTAAGTGCTGCAGGTATGGGCTTTTGCCTAATGCACCGCAGTGTAATAACAAGAATTAAGAAAGCATTGCCAGGAGTTCCGTTCTTTACAGAAGTGGGTGCTAACAAGCAGTTTACTGGTGAAGACATCTACTTCTTTGCAGTAGTCAACAAAGCAGAGATTCCTCTGTGGTGTGATACCGCTGCAACTGTAGGACATATGAAGCGATTTAATATGGATGAGAATTACTATGATGCTTTTGGTAGGGGCAAAGGTTATGCAAACTAAGTATCCTAATTGGTTTGAGATGACTGCAAAGGAAAACTTTGAGTCACAACTACTACCACTTGCTGGTAAGTTTAATCTTAGGTTCTTACAAATTGGCGCCTTTACAGGCGATGCAACTGTATGGCTGGTAGATAACGTACTTGTTACAAAAAACTCTGTGCTAGAAGATGTAGACATCTGGACTGGCTCAGATGAAGAAGAACACAAAGAGATGAATTGGCTAGACGTTGAGCGTGTATATGATTCACGTATTGCCTTTCGTCCTAATGTGATTAAGTACAAAATGGACAGCAAAGAGTTCCTTCGTTCTATTGAAGAACCAACCTATGACTTTATCTATATTGATGGAGACCATACCGCAGAAGGCGTACTACAAGATGCTGTACTTGCTTGGAGATTACTCAAGCCAGGTGGGATTATGGCATTTGATGACTACCTATGGGAAGACCCTAGAGGTGTTGAGTTCCAGCCAGGCTGGTCAATAGATACCTTTGTAGGGGCAGTCAAAGATGAATCAGAAGTTTTATTATCTAACTCTCAAGTATGGCTAAGGAAAAATAATGACAGCAGCCTGGACACGTAAAGAAGGCAAGAACCCCGCTGGCGGACTCAATGCCAAGGGCAGGGCATCTTATAAGGGTGGCACTCTCAAAGCGCCTGTAAAGGCTGGAGACAACCCACGTAGAGCATCCTTCCTAGCACGTATGGGTGGAATGCCAGGACCAGAACGCAAGCCTGACGGCTCGCCAACAAGATTGCTTCTATCGCTTAATGCGTGGGGAGCAAGTTCTAAGGCTGACGCCAAGCGTAAGGCTGCAGCAATATCTAAGAGAAACAAGGGTAAAAAATAATGGCAGGAACAGCGGGTAGTAGTTTAACAGCAGAATTAAATCGTCTTGCTAGTACAACAGGCAAGGCTGCACAAGGCGCTGCCAATGTCTATGCTGGCACATCTGGTCTAGGTATAAACGCAGCCCTTAACATCAAGGCTGATGCTAACCGTCAACCCTCTGCATACAAAGGACTCAACGCTATCTGCAATGAACTTGCTGGTACTACTGGTAAATCCGCAAGCGATGCATTAAGGACTCTATAATGGCTACATTATTAGATATGATTAACGAAGTGTCAATGAACCTTTCAGGTTACACACTTCAACAGGACCGCGCTACGCACATTACAAATGATGTGGCTGCAACTGCTTCAACTATTGCAGCACCAATTACTTTGACTCTTGCATCTACCGATAGCGTAGGCAAGGGCATCATTGAGATTGACGAAGAACTATTCTGGGTAGATAACTATGACCGAGTTGGTAACACAGCAACTATTGCTCCTTATGGTAGAGCATATCTAGGCACTACTCTTGCAGCACACACAGCAGGTACTAAAGTTACCATTGCTCCTACATTCCCTCGCTTTGTAATTAAGCGAGCAATCAACGATACTATCAGTGCAATTGGCTCATCTATCTTTGCAGCCAACACAACTACAATTACATCTAATTCTGCAGTCTCAGCCTTTAGGTTGCCTGCTACTGGTAGCAGTCTAAACATCCGTAACATTCTTGCTATTGCCTATCAAGCCTTAGGCTCAAGCAAGGAATGGATTCCTATTCGCAGTTACCGCTTTGATGGTAACGCTAACTCAACTGCATTTACTAGCAGTCAGACTGTATCTATTTATGACTATATCCCTTCGGGACGTAGTGTTCAAATTGTATACGCTACTGACCCAATTGCTTTTCCAGAATTGGCAACAAATACATTAACTAATGCACAGGTCTTTGAAACAGTATCTGGACTTCCAGCCTCTTGCAAAGACTTAATTATTCTTGGTGCTACTTATCGCTTGCTATCTAATCTTGACCCAGCACGTGCTTCAATGATTAGCCCACAGGCAGATGAGACAGATTCCAAGCGTCCATATGGTTCATCTCAATCTATTACCAAGCAAGTTTATTCTTTGTTTAATCAGAGATTAAATGAAGAAGTTAAAAGCCAGCAAGAAAAATATCCTATCCGTGTCCACTACTCCCTTTGATAGGCAGATAAATGACAACTAGAAAATACTCGTCCAGAGCACAGCAGACTACATTAAGTAGTGGCATCACTTCTAGTGATGCAACTATGACAGTAGGTTCTGGTGCTAACCTAATGGGTGGCAAGACACCCGCAGTAGGTGAAACCTATACCGTTGTCATTGACCCTGATACGGCTCTTGAAGAAATTGTAGATGTTAGTAATTACTCATCAGGTAATACGCTTAGTATTGCTAGAGGTAGAGATGGTTCTACTGGTGTAGCCCACTCTGCTGGTGCTGTAGTTCGACATATGGTTATTGGTCGTGACTTACAAGAAGCCAATGACCATATTGAAGCAACGACAGGACACGGTGCAACAGGTGCTGTAGTTGGTACAACTAATACACAGACTTTAACTAACAAGACTTTAACCGCTCCAGTATTAACCACACCAGCATTAGGAACACCAGCATCTGGTGTTCTAACCAATGCTACAGGACTTCCAGTAGCAACTGGTATTTCTGGTCTTGGTACAGGAGTTGCTACATTCCTTGCTACTCCATCTAGCACAAACCTTCGTGGTGCGCTTACAGATGAAACAGGCACAGGCGCTGCAGTCTTTGGCACAAGCCCAACAATAGCAGACCCAACCATTACTGGTACGGGTGCTATTGCAGGTACATTTACAGGTAATCTTACAGGTAACGTAACTGGTAACGTAAGCGGTTCTGCTGGCTCTGCAACAGGTAATGCTGCTACAGCCACAGCCCTAGCAACTGGTCGTACATTCCAATTGACTGGAGATGTAGAAGCAAGCGGAGTTACCTTTGATGGTACTGGCAATGTAAGCCTAACAACAGTCATTGGTACTGGGGCTATTGTCAATGCTGATGTTAATGCTTCTGCTCAGATTGCTTACAGCAAGTTAAACCAGACAAACAGCATCGTAGATGCAGACATCAACGCATCTGCTGCAATTGCTTGGACAAAGATTGCTCCATCATCAACAGTATCTGCAACTGAACTTGGATACCTAGACGGTGTTACATCTGCACTCCAGACTCAACTAGATGCTAAGTTAGCAACTGCTACAGCAGCAAGCACATACGCTCCGTTGGCAAGTCCAGCGTTGACTGGTGTACCTACTGCCCCAACAGCAGCAGCAAACACTAATACAACTCAGGTTGCTACTACTGCTTATGTGCAAACAGAGATTACAGACCTTATCGCTGCAGCACCTGGTGCTCTTGATACTCTTAATGAGTTGGCAACTGCCCTTGGTAATGATGCAGCGTTTTCGACTACTGTTACTAACAGCCTAGCAACTAAGTTGCCTCTGGCTGGTGGCACTATGTCTGGTGCTATTGCAATGGGAACTAATAAGATTACAGGTGCAGGCGACCCTACATCGGCTCAAGATGTTGCAACTAAAAACTATGTTGATACAGCATCTATTGCTCCTAGCAACTTAACTGGTCCAATCACATCAGTAGGTCCAGCAACTAGCGTTGCTGCTCAGACTGGTACTGGTTCAACTTTTGTAATGCAAGCAAGCCCAACGCTTACAACACCTAACATTGGTGTGGCTACTGCTACTAGCATTAACTCAACAGTAATTCCAACATCTAAGACCTTGGTTGCTACTGACTCAACTCAGTATGTTGTTCCTTCTCAGACATCTAACTCTGGCAAGTATCTGACTACTAACGGAACAGTATCATCTTGGGGTGACATCTCAGGTTCTCTTGCTCAGCCAACTGAACCAACATCTCCTACAGATGGACTTATCTGGGTGGATACAGATGGCACTGCACCAACTACAGTAGTAACTCGCTGGTCTAAAGCACCTACTGCTGGTACAACAACTCTTACTGGTACAGATGACGGAACTACGGTTCTTGCCTACACACCAGGGTATGAAGAAGTATTCCTTAACGGTGTGCTTCTCTCTCGCACTAATGACTACACAGCCACTACTGGTACAAGTGTTGTCCTAAGTGCAGCAACAGTAACGGGAGACATTGTAGAAGTTATCTGCCCACTACAGGTGGCATACACTGATGCAATTACCACAACGGCTGCTAATGCAGCCTATGTGCCTAAGACTCTAACCACAACTACTGGCGATATTATCTATGCATCTGCTGCTAATACTCCAGCAAGGTTAGGTATTGGCTCTACAGACCAAGTGCTTAAGGTATCTGGTGGTATTCCTACTTGGGCTACGCCTAGTGCTCCAACTTTCTCAGGTGTGTATTGTCGCAATTCTACTGCTCAAAGTATTGCAAATAATACTTACACCGCGATTAATTTAGACACAGAAATATATGATGTTGGCGGCTATCACTCTAATGTAACAAATAATACACGTTTTACAATTCCATCAGGCAAGGCAGGTTATTATCAAATTGCCTTTGGTGGCTATTATCCATTAAATGCCACTGGTGCAAGAAACATTGTTTTGTATAAAAATGGCTCATCTTTTATGGCCGCTACAATTCCAGGAAACTCATCAGTTTATTCAACATTAAATATATCTGTTTTTAGTTATCTTGATGTTGGAGATTATTTGGAATTTTACACCGTTCAAAGTAGTGGTGGTTCAATTAATATAGATGTAACTACTGCTGGCGGTGCAGGCTACGCACAAATGTTCTTGATTGGAGCATAAAAATGGAACTATGGGAAAAGATTATTGCAGCATATCCAGAAATTCAACCAACAGATGACTTTCAAAAACTTGGCATCTTTCTGCAAGATGATTCAGACGGGCTTGGTGCATATATTGCTAAATGGGAATACTCAAAGCCAATACCTGACGGCTTGAAACTCGGCAAATAGTGGAACACTTGACTAAGATAATTACTGACAAACTAGGAGATAACAAATGACAAGAGCAAGAGATGTAGCAAACATCGATGGTCTTTTAACAACTACGGGTGACACTTACTATGCCTCTGCTGCAGGTACACCTGCTCGTCTAGGTGTTGGTAGCACTGGAAATGTTTTAACAGTTGCGGGTGGTGTGCCTAGTTGGGCTGCACCTGCAGGCGGTGGTAAATTACTGCAACTGGTAAATAATACTTACAGTACAAACTTTGCCACGACTAGCACGACTTACGTAGACACAGGTATGAGCACTACAATTACTCCAACTTCTGCGACGAGTAAAGTGTTCGTAATCTATAACGGCAACCACAGAGTAGCAACCGCTGGCGGTGCGGTCAATCTACGCATTATGCGAGGCGCAACTCAAATTAAACTTTATAATGCTCAACTTTATACAGGCACTAACCCAGAGCGTGGTGAAGTTACATTAACTTGGCTAGACTCACCTGCAACTACAAGTGCAACAACTTACAAAATACAGATGTGTAACGATGTTACTAGTTCAATTGAAGCGCAACTCAATAATGAAGCATCCGTTTTAACTCTAATGGAAATTGGTGCATAATGAATTACAAAGAAATCGTAAAAGCATTAACAGATATTCGACCTGATGCTGAGTGGGCTTTAACAGGAGATAGTTTAGACGGTTTACAATGGCTAGATATTAAACAAACTAAACCTAACCTTGAAGAAATTGAACAAGCAATAGCAAATCCTTTACCCGAGATTGAACTTACAGTAGAACAAAAATTAGCATCAGTTGGTCTATCACTTGAAGAACTCAGAACAGCACTAGGGAGTAACTAATGGCAACCATCAGTAATACACCAAGACCAGGCTATGTCTGGGATGCAACCGACAATGTGTGGTACCCGATTGGGGTAGGTGGACACAGCCACCCTGACTACATCACACAGGCTACTGCTGTTAACCCTA